AAGAGTACAACCCATCCCAGTTTATCACTCCAATAATAAGTAACACCCCCTTGGTGAACTGCTTTGACTGGTTCACCATACTCACATGCAATATGATATGCATCATGAGTAATTGTAGGTCTAGTAGTTATAGGACCAGATGTAGGAATATCAAAAGTAATCATAATTAAAAATGAATATTATGAGTAAGGTATAATCTTCCAGTGTTCTGGATAAAGATCCTTGAGAGATTTATGTGAATTATTTGGACCAAACCAAACATTTGGTGCAATCACTTTACCTCTGTTTCCTAACCAAGCACCCCACCATGAATAAGTTGAGTTGGCGATAATAAAATCTGAACACTGAGACATCAAATAGAGGTCATGATAAGGTCCATTACCCTCAGAGACAATAAACCTATCACCATCAAAGAGAGGTTGCTTCAAGCACCACTCAGGGTCATCTGAGAAGATAACAACCTGACGATCATCATCAAACTCCTTTAATGCTTGTTCATAATATTCATTGCTAAGGTTGTGATGATTACCACCATTGATGAGATAATCACCTCTACGAATGTGAAGAGCAATAGGATTGTCAAACATCTCCAAGATCTCATTACAATCCTCAATGATGTTGGGTTTGAAAGTAAACTCTTTTCTTATTCTGTCACTGATGTGTGAAAAGTATCTTTCAGTCTGAAAGAATCCAACAAGACAGGTGTCACGGTTTGGATCAATCTGAAAGATACCTTCGTCAAAAGTGAAATCTTTCTCTTGATAATTACGATCAGTAATAATAAATCCAACTTTTTCTGGTTGAATATCAAATACATCAAAAAGTTCTATCCTGAGTTTGTTACCCAGGTTATCAACCATAACATCAGTATGTTGAGGAACACAAAAAGTTGTTCCAGTTTTATCTGCAACACCAACAACTGTTGCATACTGAAACATTTGATTACCAAGTTGTCCTAGTTTTCCTAGGTAATTAAAACCAATCATTTGTATTTCTTGAGATATTTTTGTTCCTTATAATATTGAATCAGTTCTTCTTTATTGAGAAGTTGAAGTTGATTCCAGAGATTGAAGTTCTCTTGCATGTGTGGATTTGTCAACCAAGAATTGGGTGTTCTTACATGTTCAAGATGATAAACTGTGTCATCAATTCTACCTACATTATAACCCATCAGACAGAATCTATGAATTCTTTCCTTATCTTCAGGTGAATATGAGATAAAGTTTTCATTCTCCATTCCTGCTTCCACATATACACTCTTTCTAATAAATTGAACATGACCACTCTCTGCATTATCAGGATCAAACTTTTTCTCAAGAACTGAGAAGTCACAATCATTAGAAAGAAACTCTGACACTGTTTCATCAGTAGTATAAATTTTCTTCTGCCACAATCCTTTACCATAAGGATAAACAACATCATGTTCTCCACTCATTATAAGTCTTTGTGACTCTATGTAAGAGGAAAGGGGAAGAAGAACATCTGCGTCATAGTTTGAGATGATTTCAGTGTCTGCCTGGTAAATCATCTCATTAAGATACCTCATTCTGTAGAACATGGGATCATCAGGATCCTGTTGTTCAAAAATGTGTTTGAATCCACTCAGATCACCATCCAAATACTCAGTGATTTGAGGAAGACAATACTGTTTGAAGACTGAATGATTGTCAACTTCTTTCAAAATGATATTAGTATCAAAGTTAGAAAGAAGATAACAAAGAACAGTAATAACATTCCTCATCCTGTCTTCAGATTCAATCCTGACAGGAATAATAAAAGTAACGTCTTTTAGATTCTGTTTCATATCAATTAGGAATCACAGTCCAATCTTCTGGATAAAGATCACAGCAGTTATTTACTGCCTCAAGAACAGGGCCATAGAAGTGTTCAGGAACAATCACAGGATTAGTTCTACCTTTTTGCAACCAAGCACCCCACCATCCCAGTGTAGAGGAGGAAAGAATTGCACCATTACATAGAGACATCAAACAGAGATCAGTGTATGGAACTTTTGATTTGCGTTGTTTTCCGTCACCTTCCATACACAAGTGTTCATACTCAGGAACATCTGTGTTGATTAGGAATCGATCATCCTCAAAGAACTCTTGTTGTGAACACCAAACTGGGTCATCAGAACAAACCAAAACATAAGCATCATCATCAAAATGTTCCAGTGCTCTCTTATAGTAATCGAAAGACATCATTCGATAATAATCTTCACGACCCACATTATCACCACGACGAACATGTAGATAGAGAATGTTTTCAAAGTTGGAGATAAAATCATTACAAGGTTCAAGAATCTCATCCTTGAATTCTAAATCTTCTCTGATCTCATTCTCAATGTGTTTGAAATACTTTTCTGTCTGTAGGTAACCATCCAGGTTACAGTTATCTTCAAAGTTATTGAACAACTCCTCATCAAAGTTATAACAAGATTCAGTTACATTCTTTGTTTGTGGATTCAGTTGTTTCAAATTTCCATAACTGAACATTGCATTAGGAGTAACATTGTTGTTGATAAACCCAATGTTCTTTTCCTTTAGATGCTTCATCTTGAAAGGATGATGCATTCCATAGTTTGCATAGGTGTCATGATTATCTGGAGGGATACACCAGTCATAACCATGATGTGCAGCAATACCTCTTAGTGCTGCAAATTGAAACAGTTGGTTTCCAAAACGACCATTTGTTCCGAGACGATCATATCCAATCATAAGTTTATAATGAAAAGGCCTTCGTTGATGTTGTCCTTGTTGTCTACAAATCTTACTCTATCACCATATGTATTGTCCAGATATTCTGAAACTTGAGGTGTTACTCTTCTATCATTCTGAATGTAAATCTTATAACCCCTATCCAAAAGATCAAGAGCGAGTCTGTACTGTTGACTCTCTGTAAGAATGTCAGTTCCTTTCTTATAGGTAATGTATTCAAAATAGAAAGGTTTCTTATCTTTATTCAATGTGTCCCAATAGTCACAAATAATCTTTGCATGTTCATTATTGAATCCATCTGTGACATAACCAAGATTGTATTTCAATCCCACAGATTCTGCAAAGTGAGCAAATGCTCTATTGTCTCTAGGAAGACAAGGACCACCATAACCCAAACCATGATTTAGATACTTATGACCCACTCGTGTGTCTGATCCAACAGCACTGAGGACAGATCTAATTTCATCACCACAACCAGCCTTGATCAGAACATCACCCAACATGTTGGCATAACTAATCTTTGTTGTGAGGAAACAATTCACAGCAATCTTAGTAATCTCTGCTGACTTGGTGGACATTGAACAGACAATTGTCCTTGTGGTTTGAATCTTCTCATAAAGATTTCTAATTTCAACAAAGACTTTATCATCACTATCGTCCATTCCAAGGAGAACCATGTCAGCACCCTTCAGGTCACTCACAATGGAACCCTGTGCAATAAACTCAGGGTTATAAAGAACCTTTACATTGTTAGGAAGTTGTGATGAGAAGTTTTCACAGTCACCAGGATTAGTTGTACAACCAACCACAAAGTATTTCTTTTTCTTTACACCTTCAAAGTCCTGAAGAACTCTCCACACAGAAGAGACATCATAAGAACCATCCTCCAATGATGGAGTAGCAACAAGTGTGTAGATCAGGTCACACTCATCAATCACTTCTTTATTATCAGTGGTTGCTCTAAAGTTCTTTGCAACTCTAAGGAGATCTTCAACCTCTGGTTCATTTGTTGTGATCTTTCTATCATTCAGATCATTGACATAGTCTTCTCTAATGTCTGAAACAAGAACATCATAACCTGCTTGTTCACAGAGAAGGGCAAAACAGATTCCTAACCTGCCTGCCCCAATAACACCAATTTTCATAACTTGAATGTAGGTATAGGTTGCATCTTATGTTTGTTTGCTTGATGGAAATTATGAAGAATCCTCACAGCAGAACCAGTTCCTGTTTCCATTGCTTCTTCAAGTGCTTCATAAGTAGCACCTATTTGATCTTCATCCGTCCTTCCATCATCCCAGAGACCATCAGTTGGATTTGCTTCAACAATTCTTGAGTCAACTCCCAAGAACTTTCCAAGTTCCCATACTTCTGTCTTATAGAGATCTGCGATTGGAGCAACATCAACTCCACCGTCACCATATTTAGTATAGAACCCTACACCATAATCTTCAACCTTATTCCCAGTTCCAACCACCAAACCATTAGTGACTCCAGCAATTTGATAAAGAGTCACCATTCTCAGACGTGATCGAGTGTTGGCAAGGGCATGAGAGTTGACACCCCACTCTCTAAGATTGGCACGGAACATTTCAAAGGTTGGTGACAAATCAAACTTGAGTTTGGTGACATTTGGATAAGTAGTTGACAACCAATCAAGGTGATCATCAGAAAGATTCTCTTGATCAAGGTTTTGGAGGATTGGCATCCCTACAACATAAACTGGAAGTTTAGTTTCAGCAGCAAGAGTAGAAACAACTGCTGAATCAATTCCACCAGACACACCAACTACAAGAGAAGTGAGAGGACTCTTCTCAACATATTGAATCAACCAAGTGACAATCCTGTCCTTGAGTTCTTGATAATCACTGATTCTGTTCATTGATTTGTGCCTCAATCCATTCATAAGTTTTACGAATACCCTCTTCAAGGGTTTGTTGATAATCCCATCCAAGTTTCTCACGAATGAGATCATTGTTGGAATTGCGACCACGAACACCAAGAGGTGCATCAAGTTTGTGACGCTTCTGAATTACCTTACCAGAAACTTTAGCAACAGTGGCGACCAGGTTATTGATTGTAACCATTTCCTCTGAACCAATGTTCACAGGACCCATAAAGTCACTGTCCATCAGTCTACGAGTTGCTTCAATACACTCATCAATGTAAAGGAAAGAACGAGTCTGATTACCATCACCCCAGACCTCAATGGCACCACCAGTCTGAGGAACATTGGCTACCTTTCTACAGATGGCTGCTGGTGCTTTCTCTCGTCCACCATCCCATGTTCCTTCTGGTCCGAAGATGTTATGGTATCGAGCCACTCTAACAGGAATACCATAGTTACGATGATAAGCAAAGTAAAGACGTTCGGAGAATAGTTTCTCCCATCCATATTCAGAGTCTGGGTCTGCTGGGTATGCTGATTCTTCACGACAGTCAGGATTATCAGGGTCAAGTTGATTGTGTTCTGGATACATACATGCCGATCCAGAATAGAAAATCTTTGTTTTATTTTGTCCTGTGTTTTCGTTCCACTTCATTTGTTCATCGAGAACATTCAAGTTGATGGTCACAGAGTTGTGCATAATGTCTGCATCATTCTCACCAGTGAAGACAAATCCTGCTCCACCCATGTCAGCAGCAAACTGATAGATCTCATCAAAAGGTTCTAGAAACTTATCTACAATCTGATTGTAGAAGTTATTATATGGTCCTGCATATCGAATACAACGACGAACAAAACTCACATCCCGAAGATCACCACAGATAAATTCATTTGCTTCACTTAGAGAAAACTCTGGATACTTAAGGTCTACACCACGAACCCAGTAACCTTCTGAACGAAGTCGTTTTACCATGTGACTTCCAATAAACCCACCAGCACCTAGTACCAGTGCTGTTTTCTTATATTCAGACATTCAATTTTAGTAATTACCTGGTATTTATTATAGGGTCAATGGGTGCTAATGTCAACCAACATAAAAAAAGAGACCCTTAAAGGTCTCTACGCAGGTCTCCATGCACGCCACTTAGTTTTGAACCTGAACTAAGAAACAGGACGGGAGTGTTACCTCCATCCGCACCACCAGTTTTTAGGAAACTGGAAACCAGAGGTCAACGGCTCCACCACCCTGTTTTTACAGAACAGGGAAACTGCGGGCCCAAAGGGGGGCTCCCGACCAGTGCTGTTAGAGTCCATCCGTGACTTATAATCAAAGAGTTCCTTTAGAAAGTTTATCAATGTTGTTCTTAGGATTAGCCTTGAGAACACTGATCAATGTGTTGAGTTTAGTTTCAACATCACCAGAGACTGGTGCACCAGCAGGTGCCGTGGCACAATCTTTCTTATGGGATTCAAAAGCTGCCTTAAGGTCAACAACGGCACCCTCAAGTGCCTGGAGTCTCTTCTCAACTTCTTGATCGTACTGGGACATGTAAGCTCCAGTTTCAGATGTTACTTTTTTAGTAGCCATAGTTCTTATGTTGTCTTAATTTATTTAGAAACATCATCTCTAACATAACACGGAACACGATCTGGATCAAGCCATTTTGCATATTCAATATCCTCCATTGCTAGAGAACATTGCATTACATTATCAAAGAGATAAATGTCATTCCATCGTTTAGTATAACTATTTTGTTTTTGTAAACGATAGTCTGGTTTACCATTAATCTCTAGGATACCAGCTTCAATAAACCGATATCCTTCACGTTCCAGAAGAGTTTTCATCAACCAACCTCAACGGTTTCAAGATCTTCTGCAAGACAATCAATCAGAATGTCATAGTCATCCAGAGGATCACCAGAGAATTGAACTCCATCATTTTCATAGAACTTGCGCACTTTACGATAAAGTTTTGGATTCTTCACATCCAGAAAGAACACACCCTCCACAGCTGAGCGAAGAGTGGAAAGATCTTTTTTGAACTTGGAAGTAACAGTCATTTTCCTTTGTTGTTTACTCTCTTATTATAAGGGAATGAACCCAGAGGATTCAACCCTGTGGACAGTTCAGAGACTGTCCAATGAGGGTGGTGAGGATCGAACTCACCCACGATTCACCAGAAACCCCCTAACCTCAGGAGGCCTCGTTAGTCGTGTAATATTGATACACATAGTCCTGATCAGGAGGGACCATTACTGCCTTGTTTTTTCCATTATCAACTCCTATCGTTTCTCCTTCTTCTACTCTCTTTATCAATTCGTCCCAGTGATCCTGCCAGTATGAAACAGAATAAAAAATCATTGGATTTAATCAGTTGATTTATTTAGTTTGAGGTAAGACCTCAATCGGAATGACACGATTCGAACGTGCGACCTCAAAGTCCCAAACTTTGCCGTCTACCACTGACTTACATTCCGAGAGTTAGTTCACCGCCATGAACTGCTGCGTGGCAGCAAGCACATAATAACACACATCCTTTCATTTCTTTAAGTATGCGTTCTTCACTCCAACCTCTTATAGAAGCATATGTTTTATCTTTGGTTGAAGGGTCGAGGTGATGCATCTGTAAAGCAGATTGATACTTATCAAATCCACAAGAAGAACATTTTCCACCCATCTGTTCTACAATAAACTTACGTTTTTTCTTTCCCAATTTAAGAGTGTATTTGTTATGGCATTCACCACATACACTCTTTTTGTGACCGTAGAACTTAGATGGATCAGTTTCACCACAGTGACTACACTTATGTATTTTCATATTGGTAAAACAACTTTATCTACCATTATTTAGTTAAGAAGGCGGAAGGTGGCGGAGTCGAACCCCCAAGGACTTTAACATCTCGACGCTTTTCAAGAGCGCTGCCGTCACCTATCGGCTTG